ACACCCGGACGATCAAGGCGACGGTCAAGGCGCACGAAGAGCGCGAAGGGGTGAAGCAGACCCGGCTCAAGCGGCCCGTCATCATCGATGAGCCGTCTCTCGCACCCCGCTTCGTTGCCGGTGCGACGCCGATCAAACTCGCATGAGGCATGCCTGGATACCGCTCATCGAGGTCACCCCGACCGGATCGAATTGGGTGACGATCATATGCGGCGGCAGGGTCGTCGCGACGATGCACGGCCCGAACCAATATGCCAACGCGCGGCGGATCGTCACCGCCGTCAACCAAGGAAGGAACACCGATGTCGAAACCCATCCCGGAAGTCCGCAAGGACCTCATCATGCAGGCGAGCCATTTGGAGCAGACGGCGATCCGCCTGCGCCACTCGATTGATGAGATCGAAAAGCAGGCCGAACTGCTCGACACGCTGGCCGAATATCTCCGCTATCTGGCCGAGGAAACCAAACGCGCCTCGCCCAATGGCCGCGCACCGATTGCATCGGCACCGATGACCACCAAGCTGGCGGGCAAGATCAAGGTTTACGCCAGGGCCTATCCCGATGCCTCGCACCAGGAAATCGCCGCGCTGTTCGATGTCAATCCAGGCCGGGTGTCCGAGGCGCTGGCGGGCAAGTATAATTTCCCGCGCGTCAAGGAGGGCGTATGACCAGGCCATTCTACACCTCGGGCATCACCTGTCCCGACTGCGGCAGCAGGCATTGGGACGTTCGACGGTCAACCGCCGAGTGTTGTTGCTGTGGTAACGTCCTGCTGCTCCGCACCGCGCCCGACGCCATCCCGAAAGACCGAACCCATGAGCGCCTATGAGCCCGAAGGCTTCGATGGGGATCTGAAGCAGGCCGGTCGGCGGATGAAAGCCATCCGCGAGAAGGTCGGGCTGGAAATCGAGGAGCTCGCCGAGCTGCTTCGGATCAGCGACACATCGGGGATGCGCCAGATGGAACGCGGCAAGCGCCGGATCAGCGGGCCGGTCCGCCTGGTGCTCGAAATGCTCGAGGACGGGCGGCTTGATCCGGCGGACGAACTGGACGAGATTGTCGATGAATTGGAGGACGACGAGCAGCAGCGATGAACGTCACCACCGAGCAAATCGCGCTGGTCTATGCGGCATCGCTGCGGGCCTCGGGTAACGGCCTGATGGCCGATGAGCGGGCTTGCGAGGCGGTCAAGTCGTTCATCAACCTGACCGAGGAGCTATCGGGCCAGCGGGCGACCTATGGCTATGGTCTGGCCGGAACCTTGAGCCATGAAAAGCGATCTTGAACCGCAGGCAGTGACGGCTCGGGAATATACCCGAGCCGTCGGCATTTCCGAAGCCAAAGCCCATCACGATCTGGAAGCGATGACCGAGCGCGGGCTGTTCATGCGCGCCCCCGACGATAGCTATATCGTGACCGGGCTCGGCCTGTGGTGGGGCGAATTGGCGGGCGTGGTCAAGCCGTTCGACCCGGTCCACGGCTACCAGGCGCCGCCGATTTCGCGCAAAGCGAAATAAGAGTTTCATGGCCTGGTGCCGTCGTTGTATAAGGGCCAAGCAACGGGGAAACGAGCATGGAGCCGACCAAAGACGAACTCGCAGGCCACCTGTTCGATATCGACGGCACCAGGTGGTACGCCCATATGCACGACGCCAACGGGATGATCACCGGCATCATGTCGCCCGAGGTGACGATCACGGTGCATAGCTTTTTCAGCCGTTCGCATTGGGCGCTGCGCGACATATCGGGTCACTATCTCCGTGTCCGTGGACGGGTGAAGTGCTTCAACGGGCCGCGCGCCGCCGCGACCGCTGCTGCGACCTTCCCGCGATGCTAGATTTCCCGCTCACCAAGTTCCTCGCCCGCCTGCTGGCGATGACCGACCAGGAGCTCGCCGAGGCCGACCCGTTCCGCGCCGCGAGGACGTTCAAGATCAGGCTCGATTGGGCCGATGCCTATATCGCCGAGCAGCAGCTTTTGCGGGGCGTGGAGCCCGCCAAAGGGCCGCTGCACAAGCGAGCGCCAGGACCGTTCGCCGATCTGTTCGATGGGGAGGATGGGCCATGAGACGCCCGCGACCTCCTGCCCGCGTTGTTGCCCGCACCATGTTCCTGGCAAGGTCAGCCAACCGGATCGAAAGGGCGCGCCAGATGAGCGCGGAAGGGCTGACCAAGGAGGATGCGGCAGACCATCTCGGGATGCACCTGGAAGCCTTCAACGCGATGCTTCGCGACCACCTTGGCAGCAAGAAATGGCCGATCACATAGAGAGAAGAATGATGGAGCCAGTCGTGCGTGCCTTCCCGAGCCCCGATGTCCGGGGAATGAGCTTGCGCGATTGGTTCGCAGGCCAGGCGCTGACCGCCATCGACGCGCCGCCCCTGTCCAACCGGGGCGTCGCGCTCTGGGCCTATGGTATTGCAGACGCGATGATGGCAGTCAGGGATGAGGCCCCTTCAACAGGAGAATGACGATGCCCGATGAAAAAGCACCTCCGGCGCTTGTCGAGACGATGACCCCGCGCGATTGGTTCGCCGCCGCCGTCCTGGTCGGCATCCTCATGCAGGACCGCAACGCCAAGCCCGAGGAATATGCCGACACGGCGTTCCGGGGAGCCGACCTGATGATGAGCTTCCGCGCCAGGCCCAAATGAGAGGAACCGACCGTGACCGATGACAAGGCGATAGTCGATCCGCTGCCGGTCGATCCGGATGACGGGGCGAAAGCCTCGGGCCAGCCAGTTAATGCCCGCGAGTATTTCGCCGGGGTGATCCTCGGCGCGCTGATGTCGCAAAACCGCAACATGACGGCGGATGAAGCGATGGCGACGGCCTGGCAATATGCCGACGAAATGCAGTTCATCGGGGTATGGGGACCGCCTGGCGGAAAAGACGAGTAGCTAGCTTACAACAAAGGGACAAAGGGCATGTGGATGATAAGGGGTGCGCTGGCGGTGCTGGCGATGGCGGGGATTTGGACGCTGATCTGGCAAGGCGTCGAATGGATGCTAGGATGATCCGGCTGCGCGAGCTCAACAAATGGCGCGACCGCCGATCCGAACGCGAATGGGCAGGGGGAGAAGGCGATGACACATGCGGCATCTTCCTCATGCCCCTGCCGGTCCGACCAGCGATCGTGCTCAAGTGCGTCGCCGCAACCGGAGATGGATGGGAGCATGTCTCGGTCAGCCCGAACCTGCCGCGTACCCCGACCTGGGGCGAGATGGAGTTCGTCAAGCGGACCTTCTTCAAACCCGACGAGGTCGCGATGCAGCTTCATGTCGGCACCGCCAACCATATCTCGGACCATCCCTATGTGCTGCACATCTGGCGACCCGAGAACGGGGTGATCCCGCTGCCACCGTCCTGGATGGTGTGACATGAGGCCCGATGTCGAGGGGGTGACAGTTTTTGTCGCCCTGCTGGCGGGCATCGGGCTCATCTACGCCATCGTCGAATATCCGGTGGTCGGGATATTCCTCGGCGTCATCGTCCTGGTCGCGATGGCGGTCGGCGCCATCCTGGTCGTGGGCAATGACCGCTAGACGACGCGCGGGCCATCGAACACACCGAACCCCTCCACCAGCCACAGGATGACGAGGATCACCAGCACGACATAGGCGGCGGTCCTGAACGGCTCAGGGATCGGCAAGACCTGGATCAGATAGACGAGCAGCCCGATGATGATGATAGCGATCAGAAGCGAGATGAGGCTCATCGCACGGTTCCTTGCCACGCCGCCAGACCGGGCGGCTCGCCACCATACACCGATCCGCCGACATGGCCGCATCGATTAATTTCGCTAGTCGTGAAATGGTGTTGACACGGCCAACCAGCAGGATAAATCGAGCACAGCCCGCTCGGCTTTCAGCCTCCACAGGACGGGTCAGCGAAGAAGGCTTACCCCGCCGATCTTTGCGTTCCACAGCACGTAGTAGCTTTGCTATGATCGCTAAACCAGCAACTCCCCCCGGGTAGCTGGAAACCGGAAGTGGGAGGGGGTCGGCTTCGCATAGGTCGGCCCCCTCTTTCGAGGAAGTCAGTCATGGGCAACTGTCCGGATGGGGTCAATGCCAAGCAATGGCGCGAAGCACGGCTCAAAGCGTGCCACAAGCACCTTCGCAAGCATCGCACCAGGGCGATGGTCCGCAAGGCACCCGAGAAAATCCGCTATGCCTTCCTGCAAGGCTGGTGCGACGGCAGCGACAAGGTCATCAAGTTCCTCCACGGCCATGCCCGCTATTGCGGCCATTGCGGTGGTGTCGGCACCCTGATCGACAAGCCGAAGACGCCTTGCGTCCATTGCACGCCAGGCCGGAAAAAGCTCGACGCCATACCGGGCTTGCAAGAGCAGGCATAAAGCGGCAGGCTTTCGCATCGCGCCAAACTTCGACGGGTTTTTGCGTTCAGATGCCATCCTCGACCATCAGAATACGTGGCCCTCGCGTTCCTATCGAGCAGCAGGCAGGCACCTTGTTGAAGGCCAGGAAGGCCGCGAAACGTAACGGCAAACCGAAGATTAAGACACCGTGGGCACCCGACCCGAAGGACGTTAAGACGCTCGGCGGGCTGACCGTCAAGCAGAGCCAGGAGCAGGCCTGGTCGGACGCCAGGCAACTCGTCACCCATTATGTCGCCATCGGCTATAGCCAGGAGCTCATCGCCAAGCTGCTGCTCCCGCCGATCTCGGTGGACACGCTCGCCAAGCATTTCCGCCGCGAGCTGGACATCGGATCCGAACTGCAAAATGCTCGGGTCGCTGGCGTCGCCTACCGCATGGCGATGTCGGGCAACGATCCAGGCATGACCCGCTTCTGGCTGCGCTCGCGTGCCAAATGGCGTGACTTCGACGGCACCGGCGGCACCACGGCCATCCCGGTTCGGTCGATCCCCGGCGACGAAAGCATCTAGTGGCAACGCTGATCGACACCGGCTTCAAGCTGACCGAGAAGCAGGCCATCGCCTATAAGATGCTCGCGCGCGGCCATATGCACAGCCTGCTGCGCGGTGGCTCCCGGTCGGGCAAGACCTTCATCATCTGCCGAGCCATCGCCAAGCGGGCGATGATCGCCAGCGGGTCACGCCACGCGATCTGGCGGTTCCACTATAACCACGCCAAGAACAGCATCGGCCTGGACACCTTTCCGAGGATGATGAAGCTGTGCTTTCCCGAAGTGGTCGAGCATATGGAAGGCGTTCGCTTCTCGCACGAAGGCATATTGGTGCTGCCGAACCGGTCCGAGATTTGGCTAGGCGGGCTCGACGACAAGGAGCGGGTCGAGAAGATTTTGGGCATGGAGTTCGTGTCGAACTTCTTCAACGAGGCGTCGCAGATACCGTGGCACGCGATTGAAATGGCGCATAGCCGCCTGGCGCAAAGCGTCATGATCGATGCCCGCGACGATGTCCGCCGAGGTCAGCCGCTGGGCTTGCGCAACTATTACGATATGAACCCGCCAGGCAAGCGCCACTGGTCGCACGACATCTTCATGAAGCATGTTCAACCAGGCACGCGCGAGCCGCTTCCCGACCCCGACGACTATCAGGAAATGCAGATCAACCCGGACGACAATCGGGAAAATCTGCCCGAAAGCTACTTCAAGCTGCTCGACGGGATGTCGAAGGCGAAGCGGGTCCGCTTCAAGCTGGGCGAATGGGCCAACGACGCCGAGGGCGTGCTGTGGACCGAGCCGATGCTCGACGACGCCAGGATAGGCGTCGTGCCAGCCGATACCCGCCTGGTCCGCGTCGTCATCGGCGTCGATCCATCGGGCTCCAAGGGCGAGCAGATATCGGGCAACCCAGCGCAGGCGAACGACATCGGCATCGTCGCCGTGGGCAAGGGCATGGATGGGGTCGCCTATGTCCTGGAAGACGGCACCGTGAACGCGCCGCCAGGCGAATGGGGCCAGCAAGTCGTCAAGCTCGCCGAGCGATGGGGTGCCGACCGGGTCATCGCCGAGAAGAACTATGGTGGCGAGATGGTCAACTTCGTGCTCAAGACGGCCAAGCCGACGCTGCCGGTCAAGATGGTGACCTCATCGCGGGGCAAGGCGCTGCGGGCCGAACCCGTCGCAGCACTCTACGAGGCAAACAAGAAGCTGGTGAAGCATGTCGGCTATTTCGGCGAGCTCGAGGAGCAGATGACGGCGATGATGCCCCAGCCGAACGGCTTCCAGGGCGATGGCTCACCCGACCGGCTCGACGCGCTGGTGTTCGCTGTCACCGAATTGATGCTGGGGTCGACCTACGACCTGAGCAACCTGTGAGGTGCCTCCGAAGGGCCGTCTCATGCCCTATCGGCCAGTGCCGATGGACTTTCCGGCGACCTTCATCCGAGTGGGGTGGTTCGGGATCGAGAAAGAAATGCACGCCCATGCCAGGACCATCCGTCGATGGATGGAGATTTGTGGTAGGGAAGGCCTCATCAAGGCGCGGGCCGCTTATGTGGCCGAGCAGCGGCGGGAGATAGTCGATGGGAGTTGTAGCGAAGCTATTCGACGGCCTGTCCAATGTGATGACCGGGTCGGGCACCTCGGTTGACGGCTCGATGTATCGCCGCTGGCAGGAGCGGCAATATGGCGCCTACGATGTCGATGTCGCCTATCGCTCGTCCTGGTTGATGCGCAAGATCATCGATGTGCCCGCCCAGGACGCCACCAGGGAATGGCGCGACTGGCAAGCCAAAGCCGACCAGATCGAATTGTTGGAAGCCGAGGAACAGCGGCTGCGGGTGCGCGCGACGATCCGCGAAGGGCTGATCTACGGACGGCTCGGCGGCGGGATCGTCATCATGGGCGTCAATGTCGGTCAGCCCAATCTCCCCTTGCCCGACAATCTCCCGAAGGGGTGCCTGCGCTATCTGCGTGCCTATTCGCGCCAGCGGGTCCGCCTCGGGCCGTTGATCAGCGACCCGATGGACGACGCCTTCGGCGAGCCCGAGAGCTTCGTTCTCAAGACCGACAAAGGCCAGAAGGAAATCCCCATCCACCGCTCGCGCGTCCTGGTGTTCAAAGGGCCGTTCGCCGGGAATATCACCACGACCACCAGCCACGGCGGCAGCGACCCTTATTGGGGCGGCAGCGTCGTCGCAGCGGTCAACGATGCGGTGATGAACGCGACCAGCGCGCAGGACGAGATTGCAGGGCTCATCGAGGAAGCCAAGATCGATGTGTTCGGCATCCCCGATCTGCTGACCCTGGTCGGCGATCCGGAAAGCGAGAAGCGGGTGCTGCGCCGCCTTGAGCTCGCCAATTCGGGCAAGTCGAACCATCGCGCGGTGATCAAGGACGCGCTCGAAACATGGGAGCAGCGGCAGATCACCTGGACGGGGATGCCCGAGGTCATCAACGTGTTCCTGGCGATGGCAGCAGGTGCATCCGATATCCCGGCGACCAGGCTGCTCGGCAAGGCGCCCGATGGCATGAACGCGACC